TATAATTACAAATTAAAAAATTGATTTTATTATAATTAATTATTAAATAATTTATTATATTAATAATGCCTAATTGGTGTGAAAATAATCTGATAATAAATGGGTCTAAAAAAAATTTAGAAAAATTCTATAATGAAAATAGAAATGAAGAAAAAGATGAAAATCTTGATTTTTATAAATCAATACCTATGCCTAAAAGTGTATATAATGGTAATATAGGAATAGAAGAACGCAAAAGATATGGTTCAAATAACTGGTATGATTTTAACATAAAAAATTTTGGTACTAAATGGAATGTTTCAGACTCTGACTATTACTTAATAGAAAAAGTAAATAAAGAAGATGCATTTAATACAATTAAAACTATTTACTTAAAAACTACAGAAAAAGGTAAAACATTACAAGTAGGTAATATAGTAAAAAAATTTTTTGTTAATCACGAAGCAATTTATAATTTTTTAACAGCATGGTCTCCTCCGATAAACTGGTTGATCCAAACATCTAAAAAATATCCTGATTTAAAATTTACTATAAACTATATTGAATATGGATGTGATTTTCGTGGAACAGAAATATATCAAGATGGGGAAAATGTATATAGATTAATAACTTCAGTTAATGAATACATATATGAAAATAATAAAAAAGAAATTCAAGATTTGATAAAAAAATATATCAATGATAAGAAATCTTTAAAACCAGAAGAATGGAATAATTTAACTATTGAAACTTTATGCAACAAACTAGATGAAGATGGTGAAATCCATGATTTGTTAGAAGAAATAATTTATTTAGAAAAAGATCTGTTAAATATAATTTTGCAAGAAATGAAAATAATTTAAAAAATCAAAAATATAATTAATATATGAGTATTAAAATTGTAAAAGATAATTATCCTTTATTATACAAAAATAATAAATTTACAAAAAGTAAAGCAATAGAATGCTTAAATATAGGATATAATTTATTGTATGGTGATAATCAAACTCCTGAAGAAGTAATTGAGCAACAAAAATTAAATAAAACAAAGCAAGATATAATTGATAAAATAAATGTAGATAATCAATTAACTTGCTCAAGATTAGAAAATCTCGAAACTTTAGTGTCATCATTAAACTTAAATGATAAAATGAATAACTTGGATAAAATAGTTAATAAATTATTTGGTATTTCTAATAACTCTTCAAAAAGAGGTGAAGCTTCAGAAGATGTAATATATGATTTTTTCAAAAAAAAATTTAAAGATTATTGCTATGATCAGAAAAGTCATATTGCTCATTCTGGTGATGGAGAATTAATTTCACCAACCAATTTAAAATGTTTAGTCGAAATAAAAAATTATACTAATTCAGTTACAAGTAAAGAAATAGATAAATTCATTTATGATATGGCATATACTGGTAATACATTTGGATTATTTATTTCATTACAATCTAATATAGTTACTAAAAAAGGAATCCAATTTGATGTCTATATTAAAGAAGGTATTAAAAGATATTGTGTTTTTGTTTCAAATACATTTGATGAACTCTCAAGAGTTGAAAGTGCTATCTATATACTTGAAAATATATTTAAATTTCAGCAATATTTTGAATCAGATCAAGATTTATTATCAGTAATATCAAATAAAATTAATGCTAATCTTAATGAATTAAATGAAATTGTTGAACATCTATCAACAATGAAACAAAAATATCTTGATATGGAAAATAATATTAAAAAACAATTAGATACATATTATTATAATATAAGAGATACAGAAATAAAAGTAAAAAATAAAGTAGATTATATAACAAATAATACTATTAGTGATTTCAAAGAATTGGAAAATTCAACAACATGTAAAGATAAATGGGATCTAGTATCAGAACAAATAGGTGATAAAATAAAACCATTATTTCATAAATTAACAAATGTTTTTTCTAAAAAGGGCTTCATTCCAAATAAAGAAAATAAAATTATTAAATTAGTAAAAAATCAAAAAGTAAATTACGAATTAAAATTATTAAAAGATAAAATGATCTTACTAAATCAAAGTATTACAATTGAAATTAATAAAAAAAATATAGATGATAGTATCAAATATATTGAAATAATTACAAATTAATTATTATATTTTTTTAAAAAATATGTTAATAATTTTTTGTAATTAAAAGAATTAAAAAGCATAAATTCTAAATCTTCACCTGGTAAAAAATTATTCTTATCTGTTTTTGTAAACCCATAAACTTTATAATATTCTTTTGGTGAATAAGATAAAAATAAAATATTAATATGAAACAAAATATTTATTAAATTTAGTAAATCTTTTCTTTTATCTAATACTTCTGTTAATTTAGATTTTTGATTTTTTAAATCATTATCATATATTTCATAAAATATTTTGAAATGAGGATATATTTGTGTTAAAGACTTTTTAATTTTATTCCATAAATTTTGATTTTGATATAAAGGTAGTAACCAATTATACCTAAAATTTGGATTAAATAATTTTTTATTGAATTTCCATTTATTATTTTTATAGATATCACCTAATATATTAATTCTTGACAATTGATTTATAAAAAGTTGAAATTGTTCTTCATCTCTATATTTATCAAATTCATTTTTTGGATATTTTTTATGATGAACAAGTCCATAATCTAATAAAGAGTATTGATATTTTGAATTAATTATTTTATTTCTAATTTTTATATTACTCTTTCTTTTATCATAGGCTATATTCAATAAATGTAAATCATTATGTGTATATCCTTTTTTTTTTAAAATAATAAGAGCATTTAAAATTTGTATAATTGAACTGTATTTTTCTTTTAATGGTATCTTATTTTTTATTACAATATTATTATAAATATTATTCTTATATTCGTATATAATATCAATACAATATTTTGAATTATTTAATTTTTTTAATTTTGGATCATTAATATTATCATCAAATTTTTTAATATTACATTCTGATATCTGATAACTATTCATTATCATAAAATATTTTTTATCTTTTTTTGGTAGTTTATTTATAAAATTGGAGAATTCTATTTCTCTCCATATATTATGTTTTAAATTAACTTTCATATCTTTTTTTAAAATTTTCTGTCTTTTTAGAACATATTTTTTATTATCCAATTTTATTAAATATACGATTCCAAAAAATCCTTCATTTAATTTTTTTAAAATTTTATAATTGTCCATTATAATATATATATATATTATAATCATTATATTAGTATTGAAGGTTCATATAATTCTAATTTATAATTAATACCAAATTTATTTAATATTTTTTCCAAATAATCTACTTTAAAATATTCTTCGATTAGTTCTTTATTAATCCAAGAATTATAAAAATTTACCTTTATTTTATTTTCTGTTTCCTCTAAAATTTTTAATTTTTGGTATTTATTAGTAAACTCTTTTGTTATTTTAAAAGTACCAATATAAACTAATGGATTAGTATATGTATTTTTAATAAAATTAAACATCTTCTTTAAATTTTTAACATTATGAATACTATGATTAAATATAATTAATGAATAATCATTTTTTAATTTATTAAAATTCTTAGATTGTGTTTTTAACCATAAATCACCAAACAATGATGATTGTTTTGGAATTGATAAATCATGTGAAAAATCTACCCATAATGAATTACATTTCTTTTTTCTATGCACTGATTCTAATACTTGTAAATCTCTATCAACACCTAAATAGCTACTAAATTTTAAACCATTCATATAGTTTCCATATCCACAGCCAAAATCTAATATTTTTGTATTATAATTAACATTAGTTTGTAAAAATGTTTTAAATCTAAATTTTCTTTTTTCCAAATAGTGAACTATTTCAGGTTCAACACTATATTGTGTATAATAATCATTAGATACAATATTATTTAGTAATCGATAATCAAAATCATTTTTTATTAAATTAATAATTTCATTAACCAACCATAATGGGTTTGATTGATTTTTATCAATTCTTTTTTCACCAATTTCCCAAAATTGACCTGATTTATTTATAGGATGTATTCTATATATACCATCTTCTTCATTATTTGAAGAAATATTTATGTTTTCTATTTTCTTATCATTTGAATAAAAAAACGATCCATCTTTTCTTAAATCTATTGTCATATGTTTTAATGGTTTTAACTTATGTATTTGTTTTGAATCTAAATTATATATAATAAAACCATCATTTGGAAAAGGTGATTTATAATTTTGTTTTAATAATTGTAACAAGTCAAATATATTTTTTTTATTAATCAGAAAAAAATTTTTTATAATAGTATTTTCAAATCTTTTTGAAATCATATTTTTACTATCAGTTATTAAATGATATGTTGTTTTATAATCATATTTTCTTATATCAACAATATTAGTACCTGTATAACTAAAGAAATTTTGTAAATCAAAATCCTTTGGGAATGGATAATTATTCCCATCTACTCTTTCAATATAATGATTATCCATATGTATAGGAATACCATCAATCTTGTAAGTAATAATTATATTTTTATTTAACAATGAATATGCAGAATAAATATTCAAATGTTTTATAACAAATTGTGAATGAGACATTAAAATAATAATAGATTACTCTTTAATTTATTATTATTAAAAATCAGAATAAGATTCTGAAACTACAACAGGTTCTCTATATGTATATGGATCTTTAGATTTTAAAAAATCTTCAACTTCATCAATTTTTGAATCAGTAGTTTTTTTTACAGTATTACCATTAATAACATTTTCAAGAAATTCAAATCCTTCAGGTAAAGAAACATCAACAAGATATTTTTCAACTTGATAATATTTTACTACAAAATGATAGGAAATTATTGTGACTATAATAGATTTTAATACTATTTTTGGCATATTACCTCTAAGAATTAAAAAATAGGATATTATCAAAACTAGAAAAACATCTATTAATTTTATTAAATTAATTTTCATATTATATTATAATATGGAAAAAATTTATATTTATTTTATTAATGATGAAAAAAGTGAAAATGTTAAAGGTAAAACTCCATTAAAAGCTGCTAAAAAATTATGGAGAAAATATAAATTTGACAATAAGTTTTTTTTAATAGATAAAGAATCAAAAGAAAAATATGATTTTAATCCAAATGATTGGTCTAGAAAAGGTAAATTTATAAAATAAATTAATTGATAATCATAGATTATCTACAATAAATCACATTTTTAACATTCTAAAGATATTATTTTTCATTAACATAAAAGAAAAAAATAATGCAATAATTCCAAAAGCTGATGCAAATATTTCTACAATAAAAGTTAAAATACTATTCTTCTTCTTATTTGTATATTTTTTTTTAAATGATGTTTTTTTAGTAAATGTTTTAGCCATTATATTATTATATAATATAATTATATATTATGAGCTATTTAAAATTAAAAGTTGTAAATATTCAAGGAATATTAATTGATAAACAAAGTTTATCTACAAATATAAATCAATTTGGTAGTGGGAAAAATGACATTAATATGAATATTTTTGGAAAAGGTACTTCATTCTGGTATACATCAAAAGGTAAATTTATTACAAATGGTACTAATAAAGAGTCATTAAATTTTGTTCTAACAAAAGTAAGAAAAAATCCAAAAAAATACCTTAATAAAGAATTAATTAATATTACATTAACAGATTGGAAAAATAATTCAGCTGCACCACATCCAATTGAAATTTCAGTAATTGTTGATAAAATTGTTCAAAAAGGAGATGTATGGAGTTACGAACCAAGAAATAGTTTTAATTCATATATTAGATTTTTTGTAAAAGAATCAGAATTTAATCATAGTTATTTTAAAAAATTAGGAAAAGCAGTATTAGATCAAAAATTTAAAGATGGAATAGAATACACTTTCGAAGACATAAAAAAATTATTATAATTTATTAAAATTGAATAAAAATAATTTATTATTGAATTATTTGTATTTAAATGAAAGATAGAAATATTATGCAATATTTTATTGATAAAAATATTGGTATTCATAAGAATAATAAATATATTTTTACTAAACAAGAATTACTGGAATTAAGAATTCCAGAAAAAATTATAAATAATAACTATAAAAAAATTTATAATACAAAAAATAATAATAATATTGAATGGACTATTCAAGATATAAGAAGATTAATAGAATTTGAAAAAGATCCAAATTTGTATAATCTTCAAGAAGTGTTTGGTATTAAAATTATTCCAAGTAAAGAACATGAGTATAGAATATTAAAAATAATCTTCAATGGAGTTTATAATAATTTGAAAAGTAAAAAAATAAACTGTCCAGGCATATATCAACATAGAATTAAATTTCCTGTTGGTACATCTGACATAGTTCCAGATGGTACATACTTATATAATGGTAATGTTATCATTACTATTGAAGTACAAGAAGCGCACCATAAAACACCTGAATTACAAAGTAAAGATAGAACAAAGAAATTAAAATTAGAAGCATTATCTAATAATAATGCTATATTTGTTCCTTATGATATAAGTGATAAGGATTTAAAAAACATAATTAAGGAAATTACTTGTGAAATAGAACATATTTTTATGTCAACAGTAACATTATCAAATGTAAAAAAACATTTAGGAGATTTAGAAGATTATCAAGAAATACTACTAAATGAATTTGGACAAATAATGATTGATAATCACGATAGTAATTCATTTGATGAAGAAAAAAAATTTCCATATAATTATAATTTATTCAAATTAAAATGTCGAATTGATAATAAGTTTGATGAAAAATTTATTGAACCTGGTTTATGTTTTATAAATAAAGTGGAAGATAGTTCAGACGAAAGTAGTTCTGATGAAGAAGATTGGGATGACGATGAACAAATTGATTCCTTAGATAAAAATAAATTAGAAGAAGGAATATTTGAAGAAGTAGAAGAAAAATTTGTTCTAAATGAAGATTACATCATAAAAAATAATGAAAAATTTATAAATCAAGATACAATGATGATATTGCTTCTTCAATCATCTTCTAAATTAGGAGCAAAAATTAGGAAATGGTTTTTAAAATTAATAAATTTAATAAAACACTTATATAAAGTTGCAAAAAAATCACAAGAAAGATTTTTTAATTTTAGAATAAGTGAAATAAAAGCACAAAGAGCTGTAAATTATATGGTATCTACACATAATTTAGAAATAGCAAAGCTAAAAGATACCTGTGAAGAACAAGAATTAAAAATATATCGATTGCTAATTGAAAATGATAAATTAAAAAATACAATAATTAATTTATCTAATACGTAGTCGTTTAAATTTACCATGTACTTGTCTATAGTTTATGTCTTTGACTGAGTATTTTCTTTTATCTCTCCAGATTTTTACAAACTTTTTTAATAATCTTGAAACAATAAATCTTGCGATACAAGATGGACATGGTTTTGGACAAAAGAAATTTCTTACTCGATTATATTTTAAATTTCGTATCCATTTATATCTTGGCAATTGAATTAATCTAAATCCATACCAGTCATTATTTATATAAATAGGATTATAATCTGAATTTTCTATATACATTATATAAAACTATTTAAAAAAATATTATCTTATTAATTAATAAGTATAATAGTTTAGAGAAACATAATTCTCATTATTAATTTTGATAAATATAGAATTTTTTTGTGAAGAGCATTAAAATTTATATTTACGGATTAATCCTTATTCCTTAAAATATTTTTTATATTTTCAGGAGTTAAATTGATAAAAATAATAAATTATGAAGTATTAATATGGATAACTTTCTAAATGAAATTGAAATGGATTCATTAGTATTAAATGAAGATTCAATTTGTTTAGACATTGATTCAATAACAATAGATGATATAGGAAACTGTTATTGTTGTAGAGAAGAAACAACATCTAGAAGTCCATGTATATGTAGAACACATATGTGTGATTCATGTTTATTAATATATAGTAATTATAATAGAAATTGTACTATTTGTAATTCTGAATTAGATATTTATATACCATCACCTACAAATACGATTAATTCAAATGGATATCTATCATTATCATATTCTTTTGATGATAATTATCTTGAATATTATCACATCGACTTTTTATTAATAATAAAAATAGTTTATTCTTTTTTATTAGTTGTGTTATTATTAGCACTAATAAATTTTATGGGATGTATAGGAAATCATTATGTTATGAATATTCCAATTCGATTTTCTTATGATCATTTAACATTTTTAATGGGTGGATTATATTTAATATTCACATTAATAAGTACTTTTGCATTGGGTACATTAGTATTTTGTATATTTAATATTATTAGTATGATTTTGTTTTACTTTTCATGTGGTTACATTCATGGATAATTGATTTAAATAAATAGCAATTAATATTAATATTATGCCAACAAAAATATTAGAATTAAACAGACAAGAATCTAATAAAGAAGAAAAAGTAGTTTCAATTGTAGCTGATAGAACAGGAGTTTACGAAGAAACATACTTATATGAAGAAAATGAATTTTTAACAACTGATCAATTAATTTATCAGGCAACTATTCATCATAATTTTGTTTTAGAAAAAACAGTAGGAAATGCTGTATTATTAAAAAACACAAAAAACAGTAAAGATGAATTATGGGTATATCCGAATACAAATGAGTATGAATTAATAAAATATAAGAAATTAATTAAAAAAGATTAAATATTTCTATTATATATGCAAGATTGTATAATAGAAATTCCAAAAAATTCATATATAAAATATGAAATGGAAGATGGACAACTTTGTGTTGATAGAATTTTAACAACACCTATGCCCTTTCCTTTTAATTATGGATATATACCTAAAACTCTAGGAGAAGATGGAGACCCATTAGATGTTGTTTTAATATCCGATTTTAGTTTAGTACCAGGTTGTAAAGCAAAAATTAAAGTTATAGGAGTGCTTGATATGGAAGATGAAAAAGGTGTTGATGAAAAAATTATAGGTACTATTGATTCTGAAAAAAGATTTGAAAATATAAATGATATAAATCAATTAGATAAACAAACATTACATGATATTAAGTATTTTTTTACACATTATAAAGATAATGAACCAAATAAATTTAGTAAAGTGAAACAATTTCATGATAAATTATATGCAAATGATATTATTAAAAGAAGCTTAATTAATTACAAATAAATTTTTTCTGTACACTTAAATTTGTTCTTAAAAATAATAATTCAGAATCTAATAATTTATTCATAATACTAAACATTGAACATGTATATGTTAGTATAAAAAAATCAAATAAAAATATAAAAATACTAAATATTATTAATCCTACTTGCAATGTGCTTGAATTTAAAATAAATCCAAAATTAATTGTTCTAAATAAAATATTGATTGTTAAGTAAATTAAATATACCATTATTAATGGCTTGCTAAATTTTTTAGTTCCAAAATATCCAGTAATTGCACCAATTAATGGTAATAAAAAAATTGGATAATAGAATGAATAAATTAACCCTGATATTAAATCAAAAAGGCTAACTATATTTATAATTAATGATTTTTTAAGACATATTTTCATATTATCATTAAATTCTACATTTATATTATCTACAATAACTGCTTGTGCAATTGGAGTAGTTGGTGTTAAATTCACATCAACAAATACTCCTTGCTGATTATTACTATTTCTGTTATTTGATTTTGATACTTGTGACATTTTAAAAATAAAGTAAATTAATTTTTAAATAATTTATACAACAATCTCACAATGATCTACAAAAGTAATCATTCTAACTCTACAACAATATCTTTGTAAACCAAAATTATCAAGTAATTTTCTTATTTCTACTGAAAATTTATCATCAGATAAATTTTTTGTTTCTAGCTCTTTTACCTTAGTCTGCCAAGGTATCTGTTTATCTGCTAGTAACATTCTACAAGTTGGACATTTAGGTGGCAACATTTATATTATAATATGTTTATTATTTAAATATTTTTTTTTCAAATATTTTATATACATGTCCACAGCAGATACAAAAAAAAGTACAGATCTTAAAACTGCAGGATTAACTATTCAAAATAATTACTATAAAACTAAATTAAAACAACAAAGTAATCGTATTAAATTATTAGAAAAACAAATAAAAAAAATAGAACCAATTGAAAATAAAAAATTATCATTCTTAATCCAAAAATTACAAAAGCATGTTGATGAATTTATTAAATATGTTACTAAAAATCAAAATCCAATGGATATCATCAAATTTACATTAATAGGTGAAAGACCACTTTATTTAGGACTATTTGGAATAATTGTTTATAGTGTATATTTAATTATAAAGCAAATTACAACTAAATCATAAATTATGCTAGCTTAAAATTATTTCCATTCATTGAGTAATTATTTGCAGTTTCAACTCTACCTAAATTTGTTTGTGGTAATTGAACATTTGAATTTATGTTTGTATTCAATTTATCTATACAATTATTAAAAGATTCCTTAAAATAAGGCATTAAATTTATTTGAATTTCAGAAAGAACACTTTTATGATGTTTTCTCAATACAGGATTATTTTGCAAAACTTGAACTAAAGAATTAAAATTATTTAAAATTAGTTTTAACTTTGAATCTAATTTTTCTACATATTGATTACAAAACTGTAAATTTTTATTTGTCTTAATCTGACTATAAATATAAAAATAATGATCAATATCTTTTATTATATTTGTTACTACTTCTGGATTATAAGATTTGAATTGTTTTATTTTATTTAATAAATCTAAAAGATTTGTTGTATTTGGCATATTCTCTATTTTATTTGATTTATTTATTAATCCTCTTTTTAAAAGTTCATATTTTATATATAAACCAACTACTGAAAATAATATAATCCATTTTAATGGTATACCAAATGTTTGAAACCCCATCACTACCATTATTATCATTCCTAAATTTTGCATTATTGTTGTGTATAATAGATTTGAAAATTTCATATATTATCTAGTTATATAATATTATAACATTATGAGCGAAACTGATTCAGTAATAATCTCTGAAGAAATATATAACAAATTATTAGCATATCACATTCAATATGAAGAATATAATTTTACAGAAACACATATAATTAGAAAAATGTTTCATAATTTAGTAAATTTGGATAATATTAACCCAAGAAATGCTACAAATATTATTAAAGATTTCTATTTGTTTAATTCTTATAGAATAACACAATCTGAAGTTGATGAAACATTAGATCAATTAAATCAAACTAATAATAATATGAATAT